CGCTTCGCAGTCGTCGCTGGTGCAATACCTCGAACGGCCGGAGATCAAGCCGCTGTGGTACGACGCTGTTTATGGTGAACTGGCGGCCAAACAGCTCTATGCACGCCGCAACAAGACCGAAATGCCGACGATGCGCGATTCGCTGTGGTACGGTGACGGAACGAAGCTCAACCTCTTCTACAAGGCGGTCGAGAACGGCAAAACGGTGGTGCGTTCCGCATCGGTGTACGAAGTGATCGACGCTTACAGCGAAACCTTGCTCGGCTATGCGGTCAGCGATACGGAGAATTTCGACGCTCAGTTTCGGGCATTCCGTATGGCTATCGAAACAGCCGGACACAAACCGTATGAAATCGTTACCGACAATCAGGGCGGGCAGCGGAGCAAGATCGCTCAGAAGTTCTTCGCGAATATCTGCCGCATCAATCGCCCGACAGCACCATATAACGCACCGTCGAAAAGTATCGAGTCGGTGTTCGGTCGCTTTCAAAAGCAGGTACTGCATGAGGATTGGCGTTTCACCGGCGGGAACATCACTTCGAAAGAGGCGTGGAAGATCAACCGGGAGTTCCTCGAAGCGAACAAGGAGAAACTGTTCACCTACGAGGAGATGCTGGAGGCCTACTCCGTCGCCCGCAGCAAATGGAATGCGATGAAGCACTACCAGACGGGGATTGCACACGAAGAGATGTACCGCACGAGCGTCAATCCTGCAACGGAGCGCGTAACGGAATTGGATATGATCGATCTGTTCTGGCTGACGACCGAGCGGCCGAGCATATTTACAGCCGATGGTATCACGATCCAATACCAAAACCGCAAGTACACTTACGAGGTATTGACCTCCGATGGTACACCCGATTACGCATGGCGCAGTGAGAATACCGGCCGAGAATTCTTCGTGCGTTTCGATCCGAAGTCCATGAATCGCGCATTGCTTTACGAACAGACCCCGATGGGGTTACGTTACGAAACCGTAGCATATCCTTATCTCACCGTCCGCCGCAATATTCAGGAACAACAGGAAGGCGATATGGAGCTGATTCGCTACAACGATGAAGCGAACAAACGTGAGCGGGTGCGCCGTCAAATCGAGGCGCACACGTTGGAACTGGAACACGGCGTCGCACCGGAACAGCACGGGCTGCGGACACCGGCGATCAAAGGCATCAGCGAAAAAGAGTACGAACGCCTGGCCGATACGGTTGTAGTCGTTCCTTCCGAGCAGTACTCCGAACCGGTGACCGTCGGCGAATATACCAAGGCGGTCAGCAATCTGGATTGCGATCCGACGGCGATATTCAATCGAATGTAAATTTTTGATTACAAACCAATATGAAACAGTTATCTCTCGAAGAGAAAAAGGATATTCAGGCCCGTTTGCAGGTCTATGTATCCAAGTATCCCAGCCAAAACAAGGCGGTGAATTCACTCGGTATCAGTGCAGGTACGATTAGTACGATTCTGAACGGTAAATTCGACAACATCAGCGACGAAATGTTCCTGCGGATCCGTTCGCAAATTTCTCCTGTGAATCCGGAGGAATGGACTGTCTGCGAAACGACGGCTTACCGGGAATTATTTCTTTTGCTGGAGGATGCGCAAGCGAATCAAAACGTGTCATGGGTGGTAGGAAATGCCGGTATCGGCAAGACGACGACCGCGCACGATTATGCGGCCAAGCATGAAAACGTGTTCGTTATCTCGTGTTCGGAGGACATGCGTCGCGGGGACTTTATTCGTGAAATGGCCCGCGTCATAGGGCTCAAACTCGCCCAGACGAGCCTGCGGGAGAAACTCCAAGCCGTAACGGATGAATTGCGTGTGCTCGACCGGCCGCTGCTCGTCTTCGACGAAGGCGACAAGTTGATGGATACGGTGTTTTACTACTTCATTTCGATTTACAACGCGCTCGAAGGACGCTGCGGAATCATCTTTCTATCGACCGAATACATCAAGCGGCGGATGAGTATCGGCTTGGAGTACGACAAAAAGGGTTATGACGAGATGTTTTCACGTATCGGGCGCCGGTTCATCGACCTCACTCCCGCAACCAGCCATGAGGTGACGGCCGTATGTCTGGCAAACGGGCTGAATGCCGAAGCAGCAATCTCCAGCGTGCTGGCAGATGCCCGCACGGTCGTATCGAAAGCTGCAAATCCATGGGATAAGAAGCAAGTGCGGGACTATTACGACATGCGCCGTGTTCGGAAATCGGTGCACAAAAGTAAAAAGCTCGCTGAAATCAAGAAATAATCTTGTTCAAAAGCAATTCAAATGGGCCGGACACTATCTGCAAAACAGGTTCTGACGATCAAACGCCGCACAATTCGTTTGGGCGGCATCTGGGATGATTGCGTGGGGGAAATCGACCGTACGGGTGTGGTGTTCTTCTGGGGTAACAGCGGCAACGGAAAGACTTCGGCTGTGGTATCCTTTTGCAAGGCGCTGTGCGCTCATGGCAAAGTACTTTATCTGCCGTTGGAGGAGGGACTCGGAGGAACGACACAGGATGCTATTCGGCGTTATCGGGCAGATGAATGCGGCAGTCGTTTTCAGTACAACGATTCGATGAGTTTCGAAGAAATGGACGAACGACTGTCGAAACCTCGATCGTGGGATTTCGTTGTCATCGACTCTTTCCAATATACCCAAATGAGTTACAAGGAATACATCGCATTCAAGGAGCGGCATCGCAACAAATTGCTGATTTTCGTCAGCCATGCCGACGGCAAACGCCCGGACGGACGTGCTGCGATCAAAGTGATGTACGACGCTTCGCTGAAAATCTGGGTCGAAGGTTACAAAGCCTTCAGTAAGGGCCGTTTTATCGGTCCGACAGGCGAATGTACGATTTACGAAGAAGGTGCGCGTAAATACTGGGGATAAACCTTAAATGCAAAACGATATGGACATCAAGAAAATTTACATCAGCGGAAAGATCACCGGACTGCCTGTCCAGGAGGCGATCGCCAAATTTCGAAGTGCGGCGGAGAAGGTACGGCGGTTCGGATTCGAACCGGTCAGCCCGTTCGACAACGGCCTTCCACTGGAGGCCGACTGGGCGGAGCACATAGGCAAAGATATCTCGTTGCTGCTTCGATGTGACGCCATCTACTTGTTGGACGATTACGAGAAGAGCGAGGGTGCACGCATCGAGTTGTGCATCGCCCTCCATCGTCGAATGCCGGTCTTTATGAACGTACGGCCCAAACTCGGATTTTTCAGCGTACAAACCTTCGAAGATTATGACAAAGAAAAAGCGTAGCTACTTCCGGTTCTATGCCATCGCCAAGGCGAAAGGTATCGACCTCGACCGGTACAAGGAAACTTTGGTATTGCAATTCACCGATGGTCGTACTTCATCGCTTCGGGAGATGATGTCGACGGAGTACGAAGATATGTGCGAGTGCTTGCAGTCGGGTAAAATGAGGGGAGAAAGTATTGCAGACCACAAAGAACGGCTACGAAAAGCACGTTCGGCAGTGTTGAAACGCATGCAACGCCTCGGTATCGATACGACTGATTCTTCATTTACCCCGGTCAACGAATTCTGCATGGATTTACGTATCGCAGGCAAGCCGTTCGGACTATTGACCGTAGAGGAATTGCAGTCCCTTATTCCCAAACTGGAGGCGATTCTACGCAAGCCCAAAATCCGAAATACACAATGCGCCGTTTCAATTCCGCTTATTATTCGATCCAACCAATTGCCGAGCTAACCATGAAACCTGTAATTAAAACGATATCTGAAGTCAAAGATGCCAAGGAACATCTTGAAGACCAAATATCCTGCTTGCTGATGCAGTTCGAAAAAGATAACGGAATACATATCTCCGATTTAAGCGTCTATCCGCGTGAAATCTACAATGAATACGGGAAAATAACAGATCGCCAAATCGGAACCTCAATCGTTGTCAAATTATGACCAACCTTCCTTACCGCCAGGCAATGCTGATTAAACATACGGCATGGATGAACACTCGCTTGCTCGCGCGGGGTCCTCGGCCGGAAGACGAGCGGTACGTGCCGCTCGCGGTGCGGATGCTTACGCTGGTCGGATGCTTGAACTACGCGATGCTCGATCTTGAATCCGAACTCACGGCGTCCGGCTTGTTCCGCCATGAAACCAAGCGCCGTTATACGCAGGCTCAGACTTTGGTCTTGCAGGCTCACGGCATCGCGTGGTCGATGCTTCGCAAGATCGACGACCGGGCCGCCCGGCAGTACAACGACAAGACGGACGAGGCGTATCGGACCATCAGCGGCTGCATCCTGTTGGAGGCTCCTCAAAGGTCTTACAACATCGTGTTGTCGCTGTGTAGGATCATCAGCTCTCTCAATGGTCGGATTTCGGGTCGCTACGACTTCAATCCGGCCAAACCTCTTGTACGCATCCCGGCTCTGTTGGAGTGTACCGGGATCGAAGATTGCAAAATAGACGGAATCATCGAATTGAATTTAACGGACTAACGAAAATGAAAGTAATCGTTACCTTCTCAGGAGGCAAGGACAGCCTTGCAGCGCTGTTGTGGGTGCGCGAGCATATTACCACCAACTTTACCACCGTGTTCTGCGATACAGGCTGGGAACACCCACTGACCTATGAGTATATCAACCGTATCGCCGACAAGCTGCACCTCGATCTCGTTACGCTCAAGTCGCACAAGTACGACGGGATGGTCGATCTTGCGCGGCAAAAAAAGCGCTGGGCCTCGACGCGGGCGCGGTTCTGTACGGTAGAACTCAAAACCAAACCGACGATCGACTATGTGCTGGACGAAGTTCAGGACAATATGCTGATGATTCAGGGCATCAGAGGCGCGGAATCTCCGGCGCGAGCCAAGATGTCGGCGCAATGTACGTACTTCAAATATTATTTCGAGCCCTACAGTTATGACAAAAACGGTAAGCCGAAGAAGCACAGCTACCGTGGTAAGGATGTCCGGGCATTTCGGGAAAAGTTCGCCGACGATTTGCTTCGGCCCGTGTTCGACTGGTCGGCGCAGCAGGTGATCGATTACATCCTCGCCGCAGGGTTAGAGCCGAATCCGCTCTACACGATGGGGTATAAGCGCGTCGGGTGCTGGCCGTGTGTGATGGCAAACCAGCGCGATATTCTCAATATCTCCCAACAATCTCCCGAACGTATAGCGGAAATAGCAAACTTCGAAAGAGAGTTGCACTCTTCTTTTTTCGGCCCGGATAAGATTCCCTCCTACGCAATTACCAGCGGCAATAAGTATCACAATATCCACGATGTCGTGCGCTACGTCCAATGGCAGAACGCGACGGGCAGTTTGTTCGACGACGATACGGCGACCAGTTGTATGAGCTTTTACGGATTGTGTGAGTAAACAATAAAATAAAATGAAAAAATACACACAGGCAGATTTCGACGCCTTCGAGGTGATCGACGGAATCAAACAATGCCCCTCTGGAGATTACAGTGATATACGGGTATTCGGTAAGAGGTGCTCCTTCGGCAATAGGTGCTCCTTCGGCGAGCGGTGCTCCTTCGGTAGGGGTTGCTCCTTCGGCGAGGGTTGCTCCTTCGGCGAGCGGTGCTCTTTCGGTAAGGAGTGCTCTTTCGGCAAGTGGTGCTCTTTCGGTGAGGATTGCTCTTTCGGTGAGGAGTGCTCTTTCGGCAAGTGGTGCTCTTTCGGTAAGGAGTGCTCTTTCGGTGAGGATTGCTCTTTCGGTGAGGAGTGCTCTTTCGGTGAGGAGTGCTCCTTCGGCGAGTGGTGCTCCTTCGGCAAGTGGTGCTCTTTCGGTGAGGATTGCTTTTTCGGTGAGGAGTGCTCCTTCGAAGGGAAAGGCGAATATATCGGCGATTATCCTTTCCTGGCTTTTGTCGGGTTCGGCTCTCGGATTGGCAGCAAGGTTTACTTTTTCAACCTGCAAGACGGCATTTATGTCCGTTGCGGCTGCTGGCTGTCGGATATAGCCAGGTTCCGGGAGAGGGTGAAGGCGAAGAATACCGATGCGATGTACCTGGATTTGTGCGATCTGGTCGAGAGGAAGTTTAACAGGAAAAACTGAAAATACTACAAAGAGTGAATATAGGATTAGTAGATGTAGATGGTCATCATTTTCCGAACTTGGCATTGATGAAACTTTCGGCTTGGCATAAGTCGCACGGGGATTCGGTTGAGTTCGCCAATCCGATGTTCGGTAGGTACGATCGAGTGTATATGTCTAAAGTTTTCACTTTCACGGCTGATTGTGCAGACTACTACCCGTGCGAGATCGTACGGGCGGGAACAGGTTATAAGGACTATACAATAACATTACCAGACGAGATTGAACATATCTGTCCTGATTATTCGCTTTACAGTGTGAATGAGGCTTTCGGATTCCTAACACGCGGTTGCCCGAACGGTTGCCCGTGGTGCATCGTTCCGCACAAGGAAGGCTCCATCCGGCCGGCATCCCCGCTCCGGGAGTTCCTCGGCGATAAGCGTCGGGCTATATTATTGGATAACAATGTACTGGCGTCGGATTTCGGGCTGGAACAAATCGAAGAAATAATTCGCACGGGCATATCTGTTGATTTTAATCAAGGGTTGGATGCTCGCCGGGCGTGTGCCGATAAATATATACTTGACTTGCTATCGCGGGTTAAGTGGATAAGATACGTCCGGTTTGCATGCGACAGAATCAGTCAGTTAGATTCTGTGACAAAGGTTGTGCAGGAGTTGTCCAAGCGCGGCATAAAACCATATAGAATTTTTGTCTATGCTTTAATTGGGGATGTACACGAAAGTTTGGTCCGCATTGAGGCTCTGAAGCGATTGGGAGTAAGTCCCTTTGCCCAACCATATCGAGATTTCGAAAACAATATCGAACCGACAAAGGAGCAAAAGCGATTAGCCCGTTGGTGTAATCACAAATCTATTTTCAATAGTATTGATTTTAAGAATTATAAAGGATGAGAGCGAACGAATATCAGACACGCGCGATGAGTACGCGGCTGCCGAGTTGCGAGAATGCGACCTATATGCTTTTCGGCCTGATGGCCGAGGTGGGCGAAATCGCCGACAAGATCGCCAAATGGCGCCGAAAGGGAGTGTGCCGGCTGGATATGGATCATTTGGTCTTCAATACGGGTGATCTGCAAGAGGTGGAGGGTTACAAATCCGAGCTGATGAAAGAGGTCGGGGATTGTGCGTGGTTTATCGCGGGCATTGCCGATTGCTTCGGCTTCACGCTCGAAGAGGTCATGCAGCAGAACCTCGACAAACTCGCCAGCCGCCGTGAGCGCGGCGTGATCGATGGAAACGGGGATAACCGATGATCGCTTATGACCCACGACTCTCTTTTCAGCGGGATCGGAGGGGCTATCTGATTGCAGATTTTTGAAACGATAAACGAATACGAAAGAAAATGAAAAATAGGATATTAATTATCTTTTGTCTGTTGGCATTAATCGGTTGTTGTCCCTGTCATCGAGTGTTGGTCATCAGGTATCCCATACCAATTTACTCTTCTGTTCCATACTCAACCAGCCGTAAATGGGTGCCCAAGACACATCGGGATTCCCTTTTATGGCGAGCATCGCGGGAAGCCGTCCGAGCTGCAAATGAAGCGACAAAACATTCGAACCCTGTTTACGAATTTGAGTTGGTGAAATAGCGAGATTCTCGCAAAATATCGAAATAATTATGAAACCAATTGAAGAGAGGGCAAATGCTGCTTGGTCTGACTATGAATACAGAGAGGGAGAATTGTACTCAACATGCTTCATAGATGGCTTTTCTGCCGGTGCACAATCCGAGCGCGATGAATTGACCCGCTGGCGTGACCCGAAAGTGGAGCTGCCAAATGATAATCGAGATGTTTTAGTTAAAACAACATTATGCCGTGAATACTGCATTGCCTTTTACAAAGCAAATGGGGGCCGGAATCATCATTGGCACGAGAACAATGGATCTTTAGATGACGATATGGTCATCGGCTGGCGGCCGATTCTCGAAAAAGAGTAAGATATGACAAAAGCATCTATGAAAACCAAACTTTTGAAGCGGTTACGAAAGGAGGCTATATTGAATCATAACGATTACAGGATATGCCCGATTTGTGGGAGGATGTGGCATAAATCAGAATGTGGAGTTCTACGCCGTGTTGCGGAGCATGGGCGTATATAGCGTGGCCCGATGAATACATCCTCCGCCGCGTTGCGGAGTTAAAAGGAAAGAGAAGATAACGCAATTATAAATTGTATGGATATTACGAAAATGACAGCAGCACAACGCGCCGAACTGAAGGCGCAGCTTGAGGCCGAGGAGCGTGCCGAGAAACAGAAACGCGAAGAGAGTATTGCCGCATACAAGTCGTCGGTGGATGAGTTCTGCCGCAACAAGTTTAGCCGGTTGCAGGCGTTGAGCGAGGAGATGCGCCGGCTGAAAGAGGAGGTTTTCGGCGATGCCGAAACGCTGATCGCGCTTAAGGATGAGTTGTTCCGGACCAAATCGGACCGACACAGCAATCAATTCACGACTTCCGACGGCAAGATCACGGTGGCACTCGGTTATCGCACCAACGACGGCTGGGACGATACAGTGAATGTCGGGGTCGATAAGGTCAAAACGTTCATCAAATCGCTGGCCAAAGACGAGGATTCGGCGGCTTTGACCGAGATGGTCATGAATCTGCTGGCGAAGGATCGCAAGGGAAATCTGAAGGCCAGCCGCGTACTGCAACTGCGCGAAATCGCCCGCAAATCAGGCTACCCGCAACTAATTGAGGCCACCGACATCATCCAGAACGCCTACCGGCCCGTCGATACCTGTCAGTTCATTTCCGTCTCCTACAAGGACGACAAGGGCGTGAAACAGACATTGCCGCTCTCGTTGGCGGCCATGGAGTAGTCCCGAACGGTTGTCTGCGGCGGGGCGCGTTCGCCCGCCGGGG